TTTGAAGGTGGTATAGATGTTAAAGGTGATTTAGAAGTTAAAGCTACAGGAACAAATAGCTTGATGCAAAAAGAAGTACGAAGCCAGAGGCTTACTATGTTCTTACAAACTGCACAAAGTCCTGCTATTGCTCCGTTTGTTAAGATTTCTAAACTCATAAGTGAACTAGCTTATAGCTTAGATTTAGACCCTGATGAAATACTTAACGACCCTGATGAAGCTGCAATGATGGCACAAATAATAGGAATGCAAAATGCTAAACAAGCAACAGGCGAAGAACCTGACCCCAATAGTCAACAACCTCCAAGTATGGGAAGCCCTACAGGAGCACCTCAATCACCTCAAGACCTTGGAGCTACAGGCACTGGCGGTGGCAACATCGGAACAGGAAATGTTCCGCAGTCAGGGGAAACTACGTTTAGTGGTACACCTAGAGCAGTTGAGGGATGAAGTGTTAGAAGCAATAAATAGGAAAGAAGACTAATGGAACAAACACCTTCAGAAAGAAGAGAAAATAAAAAAACAGATGTTTTAAAGTCTTTACAAAAAAGACGAGAGCTTATGGAATTAGGAATGCCTAATGACGAAGCTAAACAAAGTTTAACAAGTATTATACAAAGAGCAGGTCCTGTGGGATTTGATAGGACTGACATAATGCAAATGGATAAACAGGTTGTTAAACAACGTCAAGATTTACGTAGAGAAGCAGCTTTAAATGCCAATCCTTTATTAGAAACAAGACAAGTAAGAGCAGAAGGTGGAGACATAGATTCTCAAATGGAAATGATGCTTGGTGCTAAACAAGAAACACCAACGGAAATGCCAATGCTTCCTGATGAGGAAATGGAAGAAGATTATGTAGATTATGTTGTTGAGGAAACATTATCTAATGAAGATAGAAATTATTTAATAGGTGCGTTAGAACAAGATGATAGATTAAGTGTAATCTTTGATCAAGTTATTGAGACAGCACACGAATTTTCAGGATCAGGTCCTATTAAAGGTCCGGGTTCAGGAGTGTCCGATTCGATACCCGCAAGGTTGTCGGACGGAGAATTTGTTTTTACTACTAAAGCAACTGAAGAAATTGGAGTAGACAGTTTAATGTCTATGATGAAAGACGCAGAAGCTGCAGTAGATGAAAGACAAATGGCTTATGCAGGTGGACCGATAAAGGAAGAGAAAGAAGTTATGGCTGTTCCAAAAGCACCACGACAACAAAACATTAATGTAACTAAAACTACACTTGATAACGGAGCAGTAATGTCTCGTAGACAAGAAGACCTAGTAGGTAAAGCAGTTAAAGAAAACATGATGCTTGACCCTTATCAAAGACACGTAAGAAGCTAATAACCGGTAGAGCTACCCTAAAATATTAGGCACTCTATCAAACAACAACCGAAAGGCTACCTTTACAGACAAGCCCTCTAGTCGACATAGAGCTACCTTGTGAATGAAGCCCTGAGTAGGAGAAAGAAAATGACTGAACAAGTCTTAAAAGAAGAAGAAGCTAATCCTTATAATTCAAAAAAAGATTGGCACGAAGTAGAAGAAAAACCTTTTGTATCATCAGATAGTTTGTTTTTTACACCTGAAAGTGAAGCGAGAGCAGAATCTGAAAGTGGAGAAGAAATAGAAGAAGAAGTAAGTGAGGATAAACCTTACAAACGTCCTAACTATAAAAAACGATACGATGATTTAAAGAAACATTATGATTCTAGATTAAATGAATTTAAAACTAGAGAACAAGAATTATTAGAAGAAGCTACTAAAAATAGAACTGAATATAATACTCCAAAGTCTCCTGAAGAACTTGAAGCATTTAAAGAAGAATATCCTGATGTGTACGAAGTTGTAGAAACTGTAGCTCACTTGCAAAGCGAATCTAAGGCAAAAGTTCTAGAAGAACGTCTTAGTCAACTCCAAGAAAGAGAACAACATTTAATGCAACAAGACGCTTTAAAAAGGTTATCTGATAATCATCCTGATTTTGAAGATATCAAAAATAGTGATAGCTTTCAAGATTGGACAAAAGAACAACCTGAATCTATTCAACAATGGATACTAGGAAATACTGATGATGCTGATCTAGCTTCTCGTGCTCTTGATTTGTTTAAAAAAGATTTTGGAATTGCAGCTTCTAATAAGAAACAGTCAAATTCAAAACCGACCAAGCAATCTGCTGCTGATATGGTTTCCACTAAAACAACTAGTGTAAATTCAAAGCAAGAGAAAGTTTGGTCAGAAAGGGAAATTTCTGCCATGAGCGTTGCGGAGTTTGATAAATACGAAAGTGAAATCAGCGAAGCAATGCAACAAGGCAGAATTGTAAAATAAACTATATAGTTTAATTAATAAACTATAATCAAAGGAGAAAATCATGGCTCAATTTTTTGAACCAAGTACTGATACCAACGCAAACTTTGCGAACTCCGTTGCAGGACAAACTAATAGTTTCTTTTTACCTTCGGTTTACTCTAAAAAGGTTTTAAACTTTTTTAGAAAAGCCTCGGTAATTGAAGCTATAACAAACACCGATTATTCCGGTGAGATATCTGCTTTCGGAGACTCAGTAAAAATAATAAAAGAACCCGTCATTTCCGTAGAAGCCTACGTAAGAAATGCCGATACAACTGAAACTAGACTAACAGATGCTGAAACATCTTTAGTAGTTGATAGTGCTAATGCTTTCAAATTCATCGTAGATGATATTGAAACTAATATGTCACATGTCAACTTTAAAGAAGTTGCTTCAAGCTCTGCTGCATATGCTCTTAAAGATGCGTATGATGCTGCTGTGTTAGTTACTATGTTTGCAGGTTTATCTGCTTCATCACCTAACCACGTGTTAGGTTCTGATAGTGCTGTTGATTTAGCAGCAGGAACTTTTGATGGCACAGGTGGACTAGACATTGGTTTTGGTTCTAGCGAACACGACCCTCTAGACCTTATGGGTAGAATGTCAAGACTATTAGACGAACAAAACGTACCTGAAGAAGGTCGTTGGTTTGTTGCAAGTCCTGATTTCTATGAAGTATTAGGACAATCTAGTTCTAAATTGTTATCTGTCGACTATAATGGTGGACAAGGTTCAATTAGAAACGGATTAGTTTCTAGTGGAAAGCTTCGTGGATTTGAAATGTACAAGTCAAATAACATTGCTGCTGCATCTAATGCTGCAGGAAAATGTTTGGCAGGTCACATGTCTTCTACTGCTACTGCTAACACAATTCTATCAACAGAAGTGTTGAGAGACCCAACATCGTTTGGGGACATTGTGAGAGGACTTCATGTTTATGGTGCGAAAGTACTTAGAGACGAAGCCCTTGTTGGTGCATTCTACGGAATAGACTAACACTTAAAACTTGGGGGAGTCTTCGGACTCCTCCTCTTTGTTTAACTCATAAAGTTTATAGGAGTAAATAATATGACAATCGAAAATATAAGAGATACTGGACGTAACTCAGCAAGAACAGTTGATGTTCGAGTATTAGCTGAGAAAATTCAGAAACCTTCAGACGTTGAAGTAGTAGTTGCAACTAATGTAATTACTGCAGCAGAGTCAGGCACTCGCTTTGTTATGAACATAGCAGCCGCTAAAGTCTCAACTCTTCCTCTGCCCGCAGCAGGATTAGAGTTTTGGTTTTACGTTGGAGGAACAGTTCCGACAGGTACTCATACAATAGTTACCACATCAAGTGCTAATATTATTGTAGGTAGTATATCGTCAGCAGAAGATGCAGCAGGAAGTGTAGCATTTGTTGAAGACGCAGATACTATATCATTAGTAGCTAATAAAGCCCTTCATGGAGATTTTGTCCATGTATGGTGTGATGGCACTAATTGGTATCTGAATGGACACTGTAAAGTTCAAGACGCTATTACAACAACTCAAGTGGGTTAGTAATACAGTCTAGGAATTAACTAGTACCGATTCGTAAGTGGAGAAGGAATTTTAAGTTCGCTTCTCCCTTACACTTTAATTAAAAAAAAGGAGAAACAAATGTACGGAAAAAGAAAAAAAATGATGGATGGTGGTATGGACAAAGCTGAAAGAAAGCAAGCTAATATGGGTAGGATGATGTATAATAAAGGCGGTAAAGCAGGAATGCAACCTTCTTATAGTTCTGGCGAAATGCCTAAAGCAAAGCGTTGTTAATATGAAAGGTGTATCACATTACAAAAAAGATGGAACTGAACATAAAGGCAGTTCTCATAAAATGGCTGATGGTACTTTACATACAAATAAATCACACACTAAAACAAGTGTGAAATTATTTCACTTTAAAGACTTAAGTAAAACAGCTAAGAAAAAAGCTAAAGGTAAAAAATAATGGCAACTTCATTTTTAACATTAACAAACGATGTTCTTAGAGAACTAAACGAAATTGAATTAACTTCAGCAACTTTTCCAAGTTCACAAGGTATTCAAAGTTTTGTAAAAAATTCTATTAACAAATCAATTAATGATATAGCAAATGAAGAACCACAACTACCTTTCTTTGCAGTAGCTCCTAGTGGAGGCACAGACCCTTTCTATGGTAATGTTACTGTAGCAAGTGTAGCAGGAACTAGGTGGTACACAATTAAATCAGGGAGTTCTAGTATAACTACTGATTATTCATCTCTTGATTGGGATGATTTTTATATTACTACAATAGGAGTTAACGGAGAAACAGCACCTTATGTTTCAAAAGGTTTACGCTTTTTAAGTTTAGATGATTGGACTCGTTATTTTAGAGATTCTGAAAATCAAGATGATGCAGATGCACAAACTTATGGAGAACCACTATATATTATACGTAGTCCAGACCATAGAAAGTTTGCTTTAAGTCCTATACCAGATAAAGTTTATAATGTGCATTTTTATGCATTTGACAAACCTGCAGTTCTTTCAGCACATGGAGATGAAATAATATTCCCTGACCAATATGCTAATGTAATCACAGCCAGAACTAGATACTATGTGTGGCAGTTTAAAGATAGCCCACAGCAAGCCCC